GATGGTACTCCGATTAAAAAACTGGGCAGGCCTCCGAAAGAAAAGGACGCTGATCCTGAAGAGCCGGCATGGATCACTGCTTTTAAAGAAGATCAGAAAAAATCGTATGATGAACTTAAAGCAGAAATAGACGCACAAAAACAGGAAAAGACTTTAACTGCCTTATCTGAAAAGGTAAAGGAAAAGTTAAAGGATATTCCTGCATCGTATTTAAAAGGGCGGAATCTGGTGCCAAAATCAGAGGCCGACATTGACCAACTGGTTGCCGAAATTGAGACCAATTACAATGGTTTTAAACAAGAGATGGCAGAAAAGGGGGTCAGTATTTCTATACCGCCAGCGGGAGGCGGGTCAGCAGGTGAAAAGGAAACAATTACCGAGTATCTTGATGAGAAGTTCCCGAAAGAGCCGCAAGGCAAAGTATTAATTAAAAAATAATTTATTATGCAAATAAGTTCTTCAACAGATACCGAAAGAAATTTAGCTATCGAGCTGATTCTTGAGGATATCCCCGGTGGAGGTGTGGTCGAGAAAGATGATTTCAAGACCGGTTCAAGCGGGATGGAAGCGGGTACACTTTTAGGTGTGGACTCTAGTGGAATATGGCATATCACGAAAACTGCCAGGCTCGTTGGTGCGTTACCAGCATCAGGGTTCAATATTTTTCAGGTATTTAATAATCATGAATTTAAGGTTGGTGATTATCTTCAGAATACCGGAAATACAGCATCAGGTGTTTTGATTACTGCTATTTCAGCTTCTGGCGCAAGTCGTGACGTGATTACTGTCGCTTCTGGTCTGAGTGTTGCTATTGCTGCTTCAGGGTTGGTTATACAGGCCGCTACTGGAGATGAAAGAGCTTTAGGATTTCTTTATTCTCCTACTGCTATTGCAACTAACTCTGTCGATTTAGACAAGGATAATACAGGGTGCGGGCTACTTGTTCGTGGTCGTGTTCGTAAAGGAGAACTACCTTATCCGGTTGATTCAACTCTGATAGCTTTATTCCCTTTAATTCGTTTCGTATAACTTTTAAAAAATAGAAAAAATGGAAAGATCATTATTAAAAGAGTTAACGAAAGCGAATATAGAAGCATACGTTAACCGTCAACGTGAACTGTTTTTAAAGAAACTTTACTGGCAGTCATTTTTCCCATTGAAATATACTACCCAATTAACATGGGAATCCCTTACCGGGTCGGGTGGTAATCCTGTAATGGCAGATGTCATTGAATATAATGCTTCAGCACCTCTCAAATCCCGTAGGGTAGTCACTAAAACAACTGGTGATATTCCTAAACTTGCTCTTAAAAGGCAGATGGATGAGAAGGATATGAATGATTATAATATTCTGAAAGCATTAGCCGCTGGCAATGCAAGCAGAAATGATCTGCTGGATATTGTCTTTAATGACATTGATTTTTGTTATTCAGGGGTTATGGCACGTACAGAATATCTTGCAATGCAAGCACTTAGTTATGGGGAAATCTCACTCACCACTTCGAATAACAATGGTATCATAACAGAGGTAGATTGTGATTTTGGTATCCCTTCTGGAAATAAAACCGCTGCTTCCCAGATTTGGTCAGTTGCCAGCGGATTCCCAATGACAGATATTCAAACCATGCAGGATAATACATCCGCATCTGGTTATTCTGTCAAATATATGGTGATGGACAGGGCAGCGTACAAGAGTTTGACTTTATCTACTCAGGTGCAGGATTCATGGGCTGTTACAAGAAATACAACTACAAGAGTTGCTCCAAATCTTACGGATTTGAATAATTTACTCGAATCCAGGATGTTACCTCAGATTATCATTGTTGATTCAAATGTACGGTTTGAGAACGATCAGCATGCTTTAAGTCATATTGCCGCATGGAAAACAGGTTACGTAACCTTTATTCCAGATATAAAAGTTGGCAATGTGCTTCATGGTCCGATTGCTGAGGAAACCAGTGAATCAGTAAGTAAAAAAGCAATCCAGGTAAAACGTGATCATGTTCTGCTTTCTAAATGGTCAGAACTGGAACCCTTTGGAGAGTTTACTAAGGGGACGGCAAATGCTTTTCCACGGTTTACAGATGTAGATAGTATATTTATCCTGAAGGTTGATGCAGTAGCCTGGGCTTAATCACTAGATTTAAGATATCCACATATTAAGGCCGTTCTTAAACGGAGCGGCCTTTTTTAAAATAAAAACGGATGACAAATCTAGAGGCCATAAAAGCTAAACTGAATTATCCATTATCAGAGAATGCTTATATTTTAGCATTAGAAGATAGAGATTTAACTTCAAATGGTATTTATGTCAGTGGACAATCATTTGATTTGGCTTATGCTGATGCGATCACTACACTTGTAACGGTTCCAAATACTACAGAAGGGGGGTTTACTATTAATTTAACAGATAAAACAGCCTTTTTAAATCTAGCAGCTGGGATCTATACAAAATATGGAGTAACTAATCCAATAAGTTCTTTGACAAAGACAAAAACTGCAACATTTGTACAACGATTCTAATGATACGCTATCCTGATAACATTGTTGTAATTACTTCCGCATCTGCTTCGCAAAACGCAAGTGGTATATGGACAGCAGGGGCGACAGGTGCTTATGATCTGGATTGCCGGGCAGAAGTGAACGGTACGGGTAGGAAGATAGCAGGTGCGGATGGTGCGTTAATTGATTATTCATTTCAGGTATTTTTGCCGGTTATGACAACGGTTATTCCACCGGGATCAGATTTTGTTCTGACAGCACTATCAAATGGCACTATTACGGGTAAGGTGAAGCGGGCATCAAATGGACAATTAAATTCAAGACTATGGCTCTAAAGAGTAATTTCAACGAGGCAAAGTCCATGAGAGATGTTCAGACACAGGCTGATATTCTTCATGAACAGATACTTAACTCGTTTATAACGGCGGGGGAAGAGTTTGTTATTAATGCCAGGGGCCAGGGGCAAAGTCATGCAGCAGGTCAGTACGAAGATGTTACAGCGAACCTTCGTAATTCAATTGGTTATTATATTTTCTATAATGGGGAACTAGTTGTTGGAAAGGAACCAGGGACGTTAGCAGGAAAAGAAAGTGAAGGTAAATTATCTACATTTGAAATTAAGGCTATTAATGATGATGCAATAAGAGATGTCGTGAATAAGTCAGGGTATCAATTAATAGGCATCGCAGGTATGAATTATGCTTCACATGTTGAGTCAAAAGGGTATAATGTTATTTCTTATCAGGCAGATATATGTATGATAGATTTAGGAACGTATCTCGAAAAGCTCGAAGTAATTGAGAAAGGGACAACAGCACGGATGGAAGAAATATTTATACCTTAGTAATGGCAAACTACAAGACAACAGATTATATAATAGGTATTGTTTATTCACTTTTGGGGTCAATAACGAAACCAAAATATTTAAAGACAAAACCAACAAAGGCAGTTGCAGCGGAATATGTTGTTATTAACTCACTACCTGTAAATGCTAACGTGATGCAGAAATGTTATGTTAATGTAAATTATCATGTTAAGGATACAGATGGAGGCCCTGGTGTTGGATTAATTCCTGACACCACAAAATTGGAGGTCGGATCAGCATTAGTTCTGGCAGCACTGAAAGAAGTAACTACAACGGCTTATCTCATTGACTTTGAAGGTCAGGAGACAATAAGAGAAGAACAACTTGGAGAACATTATTCAAATTTAAGATTTAGTTTTAAAAACATTAATAATTAAAAATTATGTCAGTATTAGTATTTGGAGTAAAATCCGTAAAATATGGAACAGCCGCAACAGGCAGTAATATGCCTTCGGGCATAGCCTTAACTTCATTACCAAACACGGTAAAGGGAACAGTAAGCCTCGAGGAAGGACCAGGAACCACGGCAAAGTTTTTTGTTGACCAGCAGGCTTCACCTGTCAAGGTCATAAAGACTGAAGAAGGAGAGGTAGTAGCCTCAATGCAATTTTATGATTTAACCTTTGCGACAGTTGCAGCACTTAAAGGGGGTACTGGAAATGCTTCAGGTTATACACCTGCAACCGGGTTCTCTCAGATTGAATTAGCTCTCGAGATCGAAACAGATTCAGGGCATAAATTTCAAATGTATAATGCATCTATTGAGGCACATTTAACAGGAGGAGGAGGTCGTGATAAACTATTTGCTTTGGAAATGAATGCAATCCCGCAAATGACATCAGACTTAACCGGAAGCTGGAAAATCAGCGCATTTTAATAAAGAGCCTCAGGAATGGGGCTACTTTTTATGGGAAAATCTGTATCAAATATCCTTCTCAGGCAGCATGGATCAGCTGATTGCTTTCGTTTAAAATGGGGGTGGATTTCTTTTCGCTTAAAGATCAAACCTATTACTGCCAGTCAGCTGATAGAAATCAGTGGAGAAATAAGTCAACTCAATGTCATTGATAAAGACAAAGAGATGTTCCCGATGTTGATGGAAAATAGTTCTGACTTGGTTCATATCTCAAATGCTATTGCTATCGCTACGGGTACAAGGTGGAAAAGGATTGTTGCACATGCAATTTTGAAACTGGATTTAAAAGATATTCAGACACTTTTCAATATAGTACACAAACAGTCAGATCCTACTCCTTTTTTTTTGATTTGTTTACAAGCAGGGAAGCTGAACCTGATGAAGGAACGGGAGCAATAATAGGAGGTGAGAGTCTGTTTGGACGGATTGCCTTAATGCGTGTAAAGTTAAACTTAACAAATGAAGAGGTGATGAATAGTTCCTGGATTTCTTTGCAGTTACAAATGTATGATTATCCTTATTTTGACACAAAAGCTAAAAAAATCATCAAGGGCGAACAAGCTAGACTAATACTTGATAAGTATGTAAATAAATAGTGCTTTTAAATTATGAGAATATCAGGTATATATAAAATTCAATCAACAATAAATCCGGCTCGATGTTATATTGGAAGTGCTATAAATATTTCTAAGAGATGGTGGAGGCACTTACAACAATTAAGGGATAATAATCATCATTCTAAAAAACTTCAAAGACATTATAATAAATACGGTAAGAACGATTTAGTGTTTTCAATTATTATTGGATGCGACAAAGATGATTTAATAACTACTGAACAATTTTTTATTGATTCACTTAAACCTTATTTTAATTCTTGTAAAATTGCAGGAAGTCAGTTAGGCATGAAACAGTCTGATGAATCAAATCAAAAGCGAAGAAAAGCATTATTAGGAGAAAAAAATCACAACTATGGTAAGCATTGGTCTAAGGAAACTTTAAAGAAACAAAAAGAATCCCAAAAAGGTAAAAAAGCATGGAATAAAGGAGTTGTTGATTATTTATCTAAAGAAGCTCGAATAAATATTGGAGAAGCAAATAAAAAAAGAGATTGGAATGATGAGGCTAGAAAAAAACAAAGTGGATCAAGTAAAAAAGCATGGGCAAAAAGAAGAAAAAATAAAACAGCCATTAGATTATTACAAACAAATTTAAATTAAAATATTATGTCGTCCATAACTTTCGATGCATCTTTGAATACAGATAAACTTGATAAAAGCATCAAGGAATCAAATCGTACAATAAAGGACTGGGCAAAAGACATTGAGACATCCAGTAGGAAGGCTGATCGATCATTTTCTAATGTAGGAACCTCTTTAAAACAACAGAAAGAATTTGTTAAGGGATTGACTGATGAGATCAAGGCAATGCAGAGAGCCTATGATAGGGCTTTTGCTGGTGCTGCAAAATCGAAAATGGGGAGAGAACTGGGACAGGCAAAGAGGCGATTAAGCGAAGCTACTGGTGAGCTGATCGGTATGCAAGAGAAACAAATTGATGTAAATAGCAAAGAAATTGAAAGCAATAAGGGTTTAATGGGATCAATAGGCGAATGGGCCTTAAAGCTTGGAGGTGTTGCCCTTGCTTATAAATTAGTTAAAGATGCAATAGGGCAACTTACTGTAGCTATCAATACGTTTAATATTGCCGGGGCTGTAATGAAACAAGTAATGTATAATATAGTTACTGGTGCTCAAAGCTGGACTAATGGAATACAAAATGCTATTCAGGCACAAAAAAAGTTAAATGAACTTAGATTTGAAGAAAAAATATATGCACGAGTAGCCTTAAAAGAAACAATTGAATATGATAAGGCTATAACAGAAGCTCATGATCAAACACTTACAGGAACAGAAAGAATTAAAGCTTATGATGATGCTTTAGTGCATTTGAGTAATGTCAATAAATTACGCAAAAAAGCAGTACAAGACGAGATTGATGCTTTAACAGATTCAAGGAAATTTCAGGAAGGAGAAGAAAAGGTTCTTCTGAAAGTGATGGATTTAAAAAATCAGTTATTAGTATTAGATCATCGTATGTGGTCAGGACAAAAGGAAGTAGCATCAATGCGTTCCGGGTTAATAAAAAAAGAAGCAGATGACCTTAAAAAAGCAGAGGAAGATAAAAAGAAAGCAATAGCAGATGCAGCAAAGATTGAAAATAAGATTAAAAAAGAACAGGATTTATTAGCTAAAGCTGTAGAGGCAAATAATGAACTTGAGATAAAAGCTATTGTAAAAAGACTTGTGGAATTACAGAAAGAACTTGTATTAAGAAAAAAGATCGCAGATGCTGCTATTAGTGCAGCTATTGTAAGGGAAGTTCCGATAGGAAAAATAACAGGATTAAAAGCACCAACATTACTACCAGGCGGATTAAAGACATCGGGTAGATTAGCTCCTACTTATAAGAAAAAAGAGAAGGTTCAAACCGCAGAAGAGTATATTGAAGAACAAAATGAATTACTTGAAAAGCAAATAGAATTAAGAAATGAGATAGTAAATGCTAGTGCTAACCTAGTTTACCAAATTGGAGAACAGATTGGCTTGGATGAAAAGTCTTTAGCTATGTTAGATTCTGCATTAAATGCTTTCACGTCACTTGCTGCGGGGGATATGGTTGGGGCAACTGCTGCGATGCTTTCCGGTATTATAGCACAAATTCCATCGGTTGCATCGAAATTTGAGGCACAAATCGAACATATTAACAAGTTACTTGAAGAACAATCCCGGCTAATTGAATTGTCGGAACAAACTGGAGGTCAAAAACAGGCACGTAAAGAAGAATTAGATTTATTAGAAAAAGAGAAAGATGCATTAATAGCACGCAGGGATCATATTAAAAAATATGGAGGAGGTATTTTCTGGACAAATAAAAGAACACAGAAAGAAATTGAAGAATTAAATGATCAAATTAAAAAAACAGAGAATTTAATTGAAGATGCCAATATAGCATATAATGAATTTCTTACTGATACTACTGCAAGGGATATCACTGATGCAATTATACAAGGCTTCCAAGAAGGGAAAATAGCTGCAGCTGATTTTGCAGATACATTTAATGATTTTATGATGAAAGCCTTAAATTCTGCG